ATCTTGTCATAGTCTTTGTTGGCAACGTGAAACACAACCTCATGCCCCTCCACATCTTGCAGGTGTATGGCGAGGTCTGCGATCTCCCCGAATTCGGTGTAGATAATGAACTTCATCGATTCTCCACGATGCTGAATCTTTTCCTGCGCATGGTCTTGCTTGACGACATCACACCCTTTTCCTTCTTGCCGGAAGGCTTTGTGCTATTGTCCTGCGTCGTGGTCATGCCTGCAACCGCAGTAGCGTATTCGAGCAAACTGTGCTGCTTTGGGTCCATCACCATTTCCCCGATATTCTTCAAGGTGAATGGGACAAAGTGGCCCGCCACATACTCTCCCTGATGCCAGTCTTTCTCTAGGTGGGTCTCATCCGGCTTTGTGATTGGCTTGCCGCCAAACTGTTTGTTCTCCGCAAGACCGATAACAGACTCGCCAATCGGCCCCAGTTTGCCAACGATGAACTTAGCTGTTCCCATCAACTCGCCATCGTTTATCATGCGGTGCGTCCATGTAATGAAGTCCTTCGGCGCGCCGGCGAAAAACCAGTTGGCGCTCTTCCCTCCGCCAAGCTGAACCATCTCAGGATGCTTCGGGTCGTAGGTTCCGCCGATCATCATGCTTGTTGCGGCGGTCAAAGCGAACCCGGTAGCGGCGGACTTGAAGAAGAAAGCGCGGGCCGCTGCCCCCGCTTGGCGCCCACCTTCAAACGTGCCCGGCTTGATCGCATGGAGAATCGGGTCTGCAAAGCCGTACCTCAGACTAGCGACGTTTGAAAACGTCCAATCGGGAGCCAGCATCACCATGCGCGCCAGTGTCACAGCGTTCTTGCCCATGCCCATCATCTCGAAATTCAGACCACCGTAGGCAGCGTTGACCTCTTTGGCGATACTGCGACGAGCCGCGAACAGTTCCGCGTTACTGGCCTCTGGGTTCTTCGCAATCCATCGAGCTATCTTGAGTGAAGCGTCCATGACTTTGAACTTAGTCTGGATTACGTCGAAAGTCTCATGGGTCAGCCAATGCGCAATCGCTTCCATCTGCTTTGGTCCGGGCAACTCCCGCGCCCGGTCGAAGAATGAGAGCGCCTCGGCGCTGGTAGGCTTGAAGTTTTCAATCACCTCGTACTGATGCCCGGACTTGGTTGTCTTGAGGCCGTCCGCCGCCCACTCGCGCAATGCCGACTTAAACTCAGGCGCTTCAATATCAGACGCGAGAGCCTTGCCAAAGTCGGTAAACGCCATATTGTTCATTGCGGTGATGGTGAGCGCCTTCATGTGGAAGACGGACAAGCCCAACTCAATCGCCTTGGTATACGCCTGAACATGCAGGAACTTAGCAACGGCGGGAATCTTCGACAGTACGTTTTTCTCAAAGATGGGATTCAGTGCCTCAGCCACCACCTTGGGAACATACAGGCTGCTACGATCCGACATGGGCATCCATCCGTCCGGGTGGTCCTCTTCGGTCCCTTGAACGCCCAACTCACTATTTTTCAACTCCATCTCAAGCAGTTTGGTTGCTACCTTTTGCGCGTGGCTCTCTCCGTAAATCTGCATCGAATCGAGCGCGTTGACTGTCCGGTAATCGACCTCAGACTTTTTCAGCGAATCGAGAAGTTGTTTTTCTGTCCTACCAGCAGTGAACTTTCCCAGACTTCCCGGTTCCTCTCCCTTGACCAGAACGCGGTGAGTGTAGTTCTCTGGTGGTATCTTGCTCTCAAGGAATCCCAACTCCCGGCCTTCATTGAGCGCGGGAGTATAGTATGCAGTCAGTTTCCGGTCTGCTTCGAGCATTGCCTTCGTCGGATTCAGCGCCCGTTCAATCGCCGGAATGAGGGGTTTTAGTTTGGCGTCGTTGCCTTCTTGAATCATGCGCAACTGCGAGCGCAGTCCTTCCGTGCTTTCCACCATCCCTTTGTAGTCACGGTAGAAGGTTAGAGCCTCCTGGTCAACCTGTTCCGGCAATAGCTTTTGCAGAGATTCGCGCAACTGATTTGTGAAGGCAACGCGGGTATCGCGCTGTCCCACATAGAGGATTCTCAGCACTTCCTTTGCGTAGCCGCTACTGACGTTTCCAGCCTTGATGTCGTTCAATCCCTTGCGGAGAACTCCCAGGCGTTGGATGTTCTCTCTGGACATTCCGCCGATGCCATCCTCTCCTTCCAACAGATCGCGCCCATGTACACGGTTACGCGCTTCCGCGTAATCTTCAGAGTGAAACTCCTGATTCTTACCACCTGCAACATCTTCCCACATCTGGGCAACAAGCGGCTCGTTCGCCTTCATCCATGCCCGCGCTACGGGACGAGTGAGGAACTTTCCATCTGGCGTGACAAATCCCCTTCCAGACTTCATCTCGGCGCGATTGTAGAGTTGATCGATGGTTTCAGCGCCCTTGTCGCCGCCTCCGGCCTCCAGCGCCTCTTTCTTCAGCGCCCACGCTCGGTCAATCGTCTCCTGGTCGTGGATTGCTGGATTCTGCAACACGTCATCCGCAAGAGCAGGGTCCGCCTGTAGCTCGGCCATCGTGACCGGCTTTTGGGCCAAGACGCGCTCCGCGAGACTCGCATGGTGCTCACCAGCATCCGCCTCTATGAAACCCTCTCCTACCTGAATTGCGGGTCTTAGCCCTGGCTGAGGCTCAGGCTTTACAGGCGGTTGTGCGGCCAATTTCTCTGCCGTCTCCTGCGGCGTCGTCCCGTCCTTCGCGTACACATCCATTGCGGCTTGCTTAATATCGGCTCTTTTGAGCAGGAGTCCTCCTGTCGCGAGATTCAAAGGGATAACCATCAGAGCAGAGTCTTCAAAGTCGCGCAAGCGTGGAACCTGACCGTTCATTAGAGAGCCTACCGTGGTAATAGCCGCCGCTTGATATGCGCTCTTCATGGCAATGCTAGACAGCGGTTTCCCGGCCAGCATACCAGGCACAGGAAGCTCACCAGCAATAGCAAAGGCTTCCGCCCCCGCCGCTCCTTTGGTAGCCTCCCATAAGGCATCCCCGGCCCGCGCGGTCAAGTCCTGAAAGTCTTTTACGTCACCTTTTTGGTAGTGATCCATCATCGTCTTGCGAAGTCCTGCGTCAAGCGCGGATCCACCAACGAATCCCAGTTCCGGCTGGCCTAAAAACGCGCCGCCTATGGTCGGAACCAAGACAACCGGATCAGCGGCGAAACCAACGGCGTTATGTACGAACCGCTCAAGGGCGTTGGTAGATTCAAATGGTTCAGGGGCTTTGCCGCGCAAGAGCATACCCAGAGGGGTTTCCTCGAACCCGGTCTCCGCTGCATTGAGAAATCCTTTGTCATTGTCATAGTCTCCGCTTGCGTCTCGCAGTTGGCGTTCGATCTCTTCGCGGTTCTGATAAGCATACCCAGCATCCACCCCAAGCATCTGCGAATGCACACCCGCCCTGAATGAGTCTGAGGCTATATCTGGAGTGATCTGCGGCCCAGAATACACCCGTTCACCCGTCGCCGGATCAATTTGAGGCGCAGGCCGTTCTTGAATCCTCTCTCCGGTCACAGGGTCAATTTGAGGCATTGTCGGGAACCCACTTTCCGCCTTGGAAAATTATCGGATCACCGGCAGAATTCTTTTTCTTCGATCCTTCTTTCGGAGGTTCAGCCAATTTAGGCATAGGCGGAAGTTGGGAAGATGGGCGCACACTCATGAGGCGATTCCAGCTTTGACTAACCCAGCTACTCGGAGACTGCATAGGGAACATCTGACTCACCCTGTCGGCAATCTGCTTCTGGACGGCCGGTTTCAGCGCCTCTTGCATAACCTCCATCTTGTTCCGTTCTGGATGCGCGTTTGCCTCCTGCTGGAACGCAGCCCAAGTCTCGACCGCCATCTCGTTTTGCCGTGCAGTTTGCTGCGTATGAATAGCAACCTGCCCTTCGGATGCATTCTTTGGCAAAGGCGGAGTGGTAAACGTGTCGCTGAGAAGGTTTAACGCCGCTCTGTAACTCGCACCCTCTGGACCTTTTTCAGCCGCTTCCATCGCGCTCTGGACTTGAAATTGGTCGCTCTTGGTAAGTCCCGGCATTGTTTTGATTTGCAATGGAGTGAACAGCTTACCAGCCCCTATATCCATGATGGTGCTCATTTTAATGTCATTGCTTTTTTGCTCTTGCTCCTGTCTCGCTTCCTGCCGTTCCGCTAGAGACATGGAACGATTGATGTGGTAGTTTTCATCCCACTTTGACAAAAGATAGCTTCGGCCATGAGCAGAGATTTCCGCGTCAGGAATCTGGAATATCTGAGGGCGAGTCATCTGCGCAATATGCGGCTCGTACTTGTCAATAGCCTTTACATCCCTGTCTGCCTGCTCTTTCTCCCACTCCGCTCTTTGGCGCGTGACTTCCTGCTGCAACTTCTCGCCCATAACCCGGTCAGGTTTTCCGTCAGGAGTAACAGCCCCTATGCTCTTGAGAAAGTCTCCGTCATCGACAGCGTTCTCGCGCGCTTCGTAATCACCCTTCCCGTTGTTTGTATACGGGAACTTCTCAAAAGCGTCGTGCATATTGTTGAGGACGCTGTTCAAGTTTTGAGACTCGGCAAGATTATTCAGTTCGCGGTCCTTCTGTTCCACCGTCGTAAGGGTTGTGTTTCTTTCGGCCAAGTTCATACCATCTACCAGAGGGCCGTTCCCGCTTTTTAGTTGAGCAATTACCGCTTGCCGGTCAGCCGGTTTAGGGCTGTTCGCAAGCGCCCCAATCGTGTCCATCTTGGAAGCCTTGAGCCATTTATTGAAATGAGCGTCGGCCTGTTCCTGGGTCATGGTTCCATGCTTTACTGACGATGCGAGCAAAATCTTCTCATCGTTTTCAGCCATGGTCGTATCGCCGCCAGCGGCAGCGGAAAGCACGTAATCCCCACTGTACTTTGTGCCCAACATATCGTTCGCTGCCAGATCGTTTTTCGTGATAACGTCCGCCTGCCTCGCGGTCGCCAAATCCTGTATGCCTATGCTTTTATGTGCGCCGTAGAACTGCAACGCTCTGGACACTTTCGGATTCTTTTGTGAATTTATAACCTCTTGCGCTTTCTCTTCAAAGCCCCGCTGAATGTCTTGCATCTGCTCTGGAGTAGTCGCCTTCCCCATCGCGGCGTGTGCATCGGCTTCGAGCCTGTCTATTCCAACTTCCCCCATCTTTACATCTACTGTCTCTTGCGCCTCCTGCATTTTCTGGGCGACATGGAACCCCATCTCAGCCACGCTGCCCATTTGCTCCGCAGCGTCGGCCATTGCCGCGCCTGGCCTTCCGGCGATACGGGGGTTCATCTCCGGTGGGGGCGTCAGTGTTGGAGCTACGGCTTGAGGAATCTCTGGCATCAATCACCTACATCTCATCGAACATTGAAAGCGGCACGGTTGGAACTTTTCCGTAAGACGAAGAGTTCATTGACGTTGCGGCCATCATTCCAGCCTGTGACAACCCAGCAATTGCTGTGCTGATTCCGCTTATCGTGCCTGACCACGCCGCTACCTTGCCGTAATACTTTTCCAGCGCCGCCGCTTCCGTTCCGGCCTGAGCTTCGCTTTCCTGCTCAACCCCACTTTGCGCGGCGGTGTGCGCCATCATTAGCAAGGGAGAGCCGGAAGCAATGTCCACTCCAGCCCGCGCATAAGCCGTCGCCTGCCTGCCAATGAGGTTGGAATACTTCGCCTCAGAGGTCTGCATTTTCTGCTGCATCCCCTGGAGCGTCATATCGGCGTTATAGTCGTAAGCGCCTTGCTGCTCCTGGCCTTGCTCGTACTGCCCGAAGCCGGACAATAACCCGCCGAGTCCTTTTTCTCCGGCGAAGAGCATCATCAACGCATTGGGGTCCATCAGCCCTCCTCGGCCACGGAAAGCCGTGGGGTGACACTGCGCAGCGTGAACGGGAACGGGTCGCTATGCACAATATGAATAGTACCCGAATCCATCCATTCGGCGTCCAAATCGTTGATTACGTTGCCGGTAAACAGTGTTGTCGGACTTCCGGGCGGGAGTGGGTTCGGAGTTCCCTGCGTATAGTCAATGTTGTAAAGATGGTTTGCGTCCGTTCCCACCATTCCGCCGACTGATTCAAACATCGAAAGGTTGACTCGCGTGAATTTCTGTCTTTTGCTCTTCGAGGTATTCTTTTGATCTCCGAGTACAGGATTCATGGGTTCAATCGTGGATGTGTACGGAAGTCCGATGGTGATCTGGTTGGCGTAGGAGCCAAAAACAACTGTGTCCGCCGTCACAATTCCGGTGAAGATTACCGCCTCATCCCCAACCGCCGTGACGTCCTGACCCATCAGGTAGCTCATCCCTGTAACCTGGTTCGTCACCTGCTCAACCGTACCGCCGCCAGTGTAGGCTCCCCATGCGGTTGAGTCGCTGCCTTGAAGCTGGAAGGTGTCGCCACTCACTCCTGCGACTGTCCATGCCTGCAAGGGATTCGTGTTCACCTGAGTCATGCCCTGAACATCCGCAATGGCTACCGTCTGCCCATCCACGAGCGTATGACCTGGCGCTGTTACGACGGCGGGAACTGCGTTGGTTATCCCGGTGATGGTGAACGGACCTACTCCCTGCCACTGGAGACCGCAATTCACAAAGAAAGCGTTAGGCAATTGGCCGAACAATTCCTGCGGCATGAAGTATTCCACGAACCGCTGCGTTACGCCGTTGATGGTTCGGTTGACCACCACCACGACCTGATCTTCTTGATTCTGCCCGGAGATAACGGCTACGGACTCAACCAACCCGGCTCCCATATTCACTCGGAACCATGCGTACACCTGATCCTGCGTATTGAAGACAAGGCCGATCAACTGTCCATCGTTCCGCACAGCCAAGAAAATAGTGTACGGTTCCATCTGAAATGCGGTCTGCGCGATGCCGGATGTTGCCGCCGAGGTGCCGATAGTGATGTTCCGGTTGAGCCGGGTCAAATCGGTATTGTCCCATTGGTTCGTAACGAAGTTGTAAGCCAGAAAAGTGACAATCCGCGACGACCGGCTAACAAAGATGGCCGATCCATTCACCACTTGCGGCTGTAACGCGCTTACGCCTCTAGAGCTTTGCTGAGACGCTGTTACGTCGGTTTGGCTCAGTGCAGAACTATTGGACCCAGCAACAATCCATATTCCGCCCGATGTACCGATAACCAGAGCGTTTGGCGTTCCCACCATGTTAAGAAGCTGGTTAACCTGATTCGACACGAGGGTATACTGGACAGCGTAATCGTCTGCGTTGGGATCGCAGATAAAATCAGGGTAGTCATCCTCAACAGAACCTTTCAGTTGCGTTGGGTTATTGTTGCTACCGCCAACCATCAGGCGTTCCTGATACAAAGCGCCGCAAGCGGGGTAATCTCCAGTCGCCGCGAACATCGGGACCACGCCTACCGCAAACCCGCCACCTGTGTATTGCAGGGAACTTGCCGTGCTCACAGATGCGCTGGTATCCGGGTCCAGTAGATTCATGTACCATCCGGTCGCGGCAACAGTTGAGGAAGTACCCGCCGAATCAATTACCGTTATAGAGACTGCTCCATAAGCGATGTTTGAAACAAGGAATTCTCCCTCATTCAAATCCACCAGCCCAGAACATTCATTTATGTAAATACGTGCTCCGTTCTGGAATGGTTGAGTGCCTGCCTGAGAGGACAGAACCACAATAGCAGGGCTTGTCTGAGAAATCAGGCTGATGTTCTGGCCGAGCGCAGAGTACCCCGTCTTCACCACGTCCAGCGTTCCACGATATGCAGGTTCGTTCGACTGCTGGCCGGGAAGCGATAGGCTGTACTGCCATGAATTCGCAGAGAGGCGCTGAACCATTCCTGGCGGATAGTTGGGATGGAATATCCACAATACGTCTGCGCTCTGCGTCGAGCAATCAAGCGCAAACAGATCGGACTCAGCATAAGGCGTAATCAGTTCAATAGGACCGCTTCCAGACCCAAACGTCGCGGTTGATTGAATCCAGTATCCCCCCGAAGGAGAGCCGGGGAATTGGTCGTATTGGTTTGCAGCAGTGCAGCTTGCTATCCAACTCGTATTGTTCCACGAGGTAGCAGGCTGAGTGGGGGACAGCACGGGAGCCACAATCCACGGCGCTGCGTAATAAATTGGATCAGGCGTAACCGTCCATGCCGACAGGTCCACAAAATTGTATGCAGAGGAATTCAATGAAACTAAAGCACGAATCTCCGCCTGAATCACACTTGCCGCGTTCTTGCTTGCAGTTGCGTTAGCCAGAGCGATGTTGATTCCCTGATTCGGCGAGACTCCGGTTTTGGTCACACTGAGCGTATCGCCGCTATTTACGGTAAATGTGATTGGTACGGTGCTTGCGTTTGTTGCTCCGTAGGGCGCAGAGATAAAAAGCATTCCCTTTGTAAAATCCGGCTCCCACACGTAAACTCCGTGAGGCTCTGAGACCGACTTCCAATTCCAAAATGAGGCAGCAGGTCCAACCTGCACTAAGCCACCAATGATGTATGCCGTTGCTGGGTTGTAGTTGTTAGATGTAGGCGGAAGATATACTGCAATTCCGAGTGACCAAGACCCCTCAGTCGCACCTTCCCAGATGCGGATGAATCCAGCAGATAATTCGAGAATCGCTCCCTGGTCGGTCGAGAACTGAAATGGAACAAGACGGCTCTTCCCATTGCTGGCCGTCTGCATGGTCTCATAGCCCCCGCGAAGAGGCACAGACTGAGAGATATTGACCGTATAGTTGCCAGTCCCGCCCGTCCCTGTGCCATAGGCGCTCACTGTGGTGCCAGAGGCTACCCCAACCCCCACAATCGTCTGCCCGACCTGTAGAACGCCGTAATTGACCGCCATGACGGTCATGGTGTTTCCAGAGATAGATGCCGTGAACATTGCTCCGCCATTCGCCGTCGTCCCGGCGAAGTACGTCCCTGGCATTTTCTTCGCTCCGCCCTCAACCAGCGGGACCGCGTTCTCTAGGGTACGGCAAGCTGACGCAAACTTGGCAAGATCGCTGCGGCTTTCGCATAAACCGCTGATCTCGCCCGTGTTGAAAGCATTTATGAGGACGTTGGCGTTCATCGATGCGCCCCCCACGGCCCGTAATAGCGCCCTGCATCCTGCCACGTGGTCGAGCCACTCTCATCCTGCAAATAGTCGCACTCTTGCTGGGCCGCTGCGGAATTGAGCGTCGTGAAGTACATCTGCATCATGCTCTTGGCTTTATTCTCATCCTCTGTGATCGGAAGCGCGAGTTCTCCAGCCAGACGGTACGCAAGGCAGTTCACGAAGCCTGGAAGCAACTGCGTAAAGTCTGTGATGAGCCGGATATAGTTGATGGTGATGGGGCAGACGGTCGTGTAGTCCACATTGCAGCCCGGATAGTGCGTCAGAAGATTGTTGGTGTACGATTTCCCATCTGCGCTCAGGACCGCTTCTATCACATAGGGAGCTACATGGTGCGGATGCACTGGAATATCGCGATGACGGAACCATCCCCATCCGTCTCCGCCCCATCCCCATACCGCTGCATCGGCGATACGGCGCTCTTCAGGTATCTCGCGCGGCTTAACGAGCCTCAGATAATCCGCGGGCAGAGGATAGGCGAACTTATAGCCTCCAACCGGAGCTTGCGCGTTCTGCTGCAGCTGAACCCTTGTCTTGGCAAACTTCCATTCGCGCTCCGAAAGCACCTCCTGAAACACCATATCCCAAACGACATTCACCTTGATTGCATTGGGTGAATTTTCAGTCAAAGAGCCGATGGTGCCTCTCGCCCCGATGCGCTGCAAGGCCATGTTCGCTACGCCAACTTGCGAATAGTTCATCGAGACTCCCTAAAGAAAAAGGGAGGTCGAGGCTTGTAGGCCACGCCTCCCCGGTGAATGGTGAACCGTTCTAAGCAGCCGCCAATTCTGCTATTCGTGCCCTCTTCGCGGCGCGTCCCTTTGCGAGTGCTGCCGCGAGTTGAGCCTTGCGTTCGGGAGTCATCGGCACCTTGCGCTTGTCGGGCTTGACCGGCTTGGCCTCGACAATCTCCTTGACGGTTGCCGTTGCCACAGCCATTACAGGCTCGTCTCCTGGCTTTGGAGCGCGTCCCTCATGGCCGGGATACTGGAAAAGCCAGTCGCCTCTAAGTGTCTTCAAGGTAGCTAGTTGGCTATCCGTGTCGATCTCATAGAGGCCGTCAGGCAACGGCCCAGCATCAGGACTGTACGCTTTGCTGGCCTGACTATCCCAAGCAAATGCAAGGCATTTTGCATGAACAATCATTACTGCTCCCCTCCACACTTCGGTCCCCACCACGAATAGATGGAGCCGACATATCCGTTGTTGGCCGGAGTGTTGACCGCGTTCCAGCGAAGGAACTCAAGAACCAAGTTACCGGGAACCGGAATCCAGTAGTGCGCACCCTGGACCTGAAGTTGCGTGATATTCAATGACCGGGTGGCGATGATCGTTGTGGCACCGGTAGCTGCGCCGGTCTCCACGTTGAAAGCAATGCTGGTGAGCGAGTTTCCGTAAACTGGACCGGAAACGACGATGTGAACGCCAAACGGGATTCCACCATCGCCCACAACTTCGGGCGGATAGGAGTATCCCTTCTCGGTCAAGGACGGGAATGCGGAGATAAAAGGGTTGGATGTTCCGGGGTTCGGCGCACCAAAGTCAATCTCCAAGTTGCTCTGCTGAGAGGTTGCCCCAACGACCAGCAAGTCTCCCAAGAGGGCCGGGGTTGCGAGAATAGTTGCGCTGTTTGACAGTTGCGGGTTGCTGACAGTGTAGGTGCCAACGCCGTTTGCAGCGGTGATGGTCGTAATGCCTGTCACGATGGTGGGGCCGTTGGTTGTAGAGATGTTGGCACCCGTGAGAGCGTCCCCAACAAGGAGTTCAGCCCCAGTAGCGCCAGCCGTAATGGTCAACACTCCGGTCGTCGCAATCGATCCGGTAAACGATTTGGCAGTGGAAGTAATCGGACCGAAGGCCGCTGTTCCAGAGCCATGGAAAAACTGCATTGCGTCTAAAAGCATGGTGACTCTCCTTCTAGCGACATCGGCTAGCTGATGATGGTTTCCGAGTTTGAAATCTTCTCTGCCATGACAACCTGGATTCCCTGGAAGCGCGTAATGCGCCGCGATCCCCAGATGTCGCCGGTTTCCGCGTTTTGCGTGTAGTAGCCGTTGGTTTTCTGCGAAATTGCGCGGATATTCATCTCGTTCAAAACGGCGCGACTGCACAGGATCACCGTGCCGGGAGCATTACCAGCACCGGGAAGATTGCCAAGAGCTTGGACAAGCAGGTTCTCATCGAAACCGCCAGCCTGCATCGGAACTGGGTTCACGTTGGCAATGCGCTGGGCGCAGCGTTCGTCAACGATCTGGATTCCCAAACTCCATTTGCACTGAGTGACATACGCCATCAGCGCCCTCGATTGACCAAGAACTCCACTCAAGGCTGTGGCCATTGTCCATGGAACCTTGCCGATGGTGTTGATTTCCAGGCCTGCGGGAGTTCCGGCGGGATAGATTGCCTGCACCTTGTCCTTGCCGAGTTCGAGTACCCAAATGCTGGTTGCGTTGCCGGAGGTCAATCCGCCGTTGTAAGCGTTCACCGGCCAGCTTCCGTCTCCGTTTGGAACCGATTCAAGGTTGTTAATTCGCGTTGTCAGACCCCTGATTCCGCCAAGATCGGTAGCCGGATTCCCGTAAAACAATACGGTCTCGATTTTCTGCTTGAAGCCCTCGACCTTGTTGCTGATCTGGTCCGACATATACGCCGAGGGATCAGGTTGAAGATCGGCAAACGCCGCATCTTGCACATCCCAATTTTCCCACATGGCAATATCGTCGGTGATGTTGGTGTTCTTGGAGTTCGTAATCACGGCTCCTTCGTTGAACCGGCGCGTCGCAGGAACATCCAAGTAATCGGTGCGCCGTGCGACATTGAAAAGCATATTGTTTGCCGGAACGAAGGGCAAGAACTCAAGCAAAGGGCAAGCGCGAGCAAGCACCTTTGCGGGCTGGACAAACTGCGCACGGGCATCCGTAGACGAGTAGCTGTTGACTACGTCCGTCATCGTGGTGTAACCGAGTTGCGAGGCATCTGCCATGGCGATAATCTCCCTTTAGAGAGACCTAAACCCTTGCTGGCGGAAGATTGAATACGCTCAAATCGTACCCGGCTTTAGGCGCTTCCGCCCTCCGCCCGGTCCCGCGCAAAGATGAATCCTCTCCTGTTTTTGCGGCCACGTTCAACAGGAATCGAATCATCGTAGTCCGGTTGGCGCTGCTTTCAGTTGCAAACGCCTTATCGAATTCGACTTCCGTTTTTCCTATTTGCTTCCATAGCCGCGACACGAGCACTACGCTCGCATCATATTTGTCGCCCAACTCGGTTTTCAGGGTTTCAGCCGCCTTGGTGTTTTCTGCGAGAATCTTGGCGTTGTGCGCTTCCACCATTGAGGTCAACTGAGCATTCAACTTCGATTGAAGAGCCTGAGCGGTTTTCTTGGGAATCCCCTCTGCAAACAGGGTTTCCTCCCAATACTTGTTCCACTCAGGTGCATTCTTCTTCTCAGGGTCTAGCTCATAACCTTCCGGCTTATCGGGCCGTCCGAGTGAGGTATAGAACTTATCGCGCTCTTCCTGCGTCGCATTCTCGCCCAGTTTGGGGATCGAGTTCGCCAGCTTCCCCTCGTACTCTTTGGCTTTGTTCGCCGTTTCGAGATGGGCCTTTGCAAAGTCTCCCACCGTGCGATATGGCTTGAAAGCCTCATTGTCTCTGAGGTCCGCTGGCAATCCCGCCAACCATCCCGGCGCATCTGTGCGCTGGTTGCCTGTATTTCCCGATGTCTCACTTCCCGCAGGTCGATCGACAACTGCTTCTGACATTTGCTGCTCCTTCAAAAATATTTGGGCCAATAAAAAACGCGGAACCGAGTGATCGAGCACTCGATTGCCGCGTCTGTCTTGCTTACGCCCCTCTTCGTCTGGCCGGACTAAAGGAGACCCAAATTGTCAAACACCAAACTCTTAGTAACCGGCTGCCGGGGCGGTCAGATAGATTCCGCCAATCGGCGCGCCCAGAACCGCCATGTGCATCACGACCCCGGCCTTGCTCACGGGAATTATCGCCGTATTGGTTGCGTTGCCGTTGACCTCGACGGTAATTGCATTGGTGGCGTTAAGATTCAGGATGGTCATGCAGGCGCCAGCCTGGCAGGTGGGGAAAACCAAGGTAAGAGCCACAGTAGGATTCACGGTAATGAGAGATGCCCCGGCCTGATCCGCGGTGAGATAGTACGGGCTTGCGGCTATGGTGCCAAGATCGACTTCCTTGTAGCACTCGTAGGTTGCCCCAGTCTGAACCTCAAGCGGTTGCCTTATACCGTGACTCTGTACACCGCCAACTCTCACATTGCTGTAATTCGGATTCGGATTTGTCACTTCAACCCTCCTCGATTCCTATTAGAGAATCCACTTCGCTCATCATACCACTCATCCGGGCGATTGCAATACCCACATTGTACTCGATCCGCTCCACTTCGTTGTTCAACGGAACCCCGAAGTGATTTGAAACGAGTATATCACCAAGCACTTTTCGGCCCTCAGCCGAGCTAAATACGCTCCGGTAATACTGCCGCATCTTCTTGTCGGCAAGCTGTCTGGCGTCTTCTTCCGGCTTATATTCGATCATGCCTTATTCCTCATCCACCAGGCGATTGCTTCAAGATCTTCCGCTGAATAATCTCCGTCGAGGGTTGCCTGTTCATCCCCGGGATTCCAGGATAAATACCACCCAAGAGAATGCAGTTGATTCTTCACAGGAGGACATCCAGCTTCAATGCAATCCGTTAATATCTCCGTTGCTTTCGCTTCGTCCATCATTCTCCCGGCTCCTTACCAGCACCCATAATCGTCTTGAGGGGGCTGTCCGGTTCCGCCGCCTTACCAGCCAGCGCCGCCGCCTTGGCGATCTTGGGGGCGTTCTCGATCTGCTGCTGCTTCTCTTGCTGTTTCGCGGCCATCTGGCGTATCTCCGCAATGGCTTTCGGGTCACGTAGACAAGTCGCTGGACCGCCTACCGCGTCCCACGCCTCGCGCACCATCTCGTCTGTGTCCAGAGCGTGCATGGCGAGAGGATCGAACTGGGTGATCGACGTAATCAGCGCCACGCCAGATTGAATCGCCCGGACCTTCGTTACTCTGGTCTGCGCCTGAGACAAGAGTCCTAAGTATTGCACCTTGATTGGCTCATGCTCGGAATCTTGAAGAATCTGCGGGGGTTGCGGTATGCGGCCCGCCCGCGCCTCAATATCGTACACCCGCGCAATCATGGGGTTGAACCCTTCCGATTGCAGGTTTCCGACGATGGTTCCAAGAAGAGCCGCTTTCTCGGTCATCAGCTCATTGATCTGCGCAGTCACCATGCGTTCCGTTGCGCCGCCCTGCGCTAACTGGGTAAGCAGGGTAAACACATCCGTGTGGAAGTGCTGGTTGATGATCTGTGCGACTTTTCCCTGATATTCCGTGTTGAACGGAAGGTTTTGAACGCCGGTGGTTAGAGGTTGCGGCATGATCTGGCGGATGTCGCCTCGGTTGGTTGGGATGAATGTGAAACCGTTCGGACCGCGCTGAATCTTTCCCCGCTGGTCCTCATACGCCACCAGCGGCGGTTCAGCCGCTTTCTGGGCAGTAATCAGATTGGTTCTCCCCATCTGATTGTCCAACGCTATAGCAACCCAAGCGTCGTGTGCCGGTGAGCGTCCGTAGGTTTCGTCTGAATTCTTCCTCCATCTCCAACTCAGAATCGGCATGGAGTCGTAGCCGCCCTCGGACAGCATCTTCAACTCTTGATTCCCATCATTGCCGAGAATCTTGCCACCCTTTCGATATACCCAATCGGACGCCCATTTCTTGCCCTTCGCGTCCATGCGACCAGGGTTGTAATCCTTGCGGGGGTAGACAGCGTGGAGAACTTCGCGCTGCTCGTGCATATTGCTCTCGTAGTCATGCTCGAAGTTCGTGTCGGCCTTCTTCATTTCGTCCAAGCCGAACTGCTGAACAAACTGCCGAAGCGTCATTTTGTAGACGCGATAGTTCGTATCGACCTGCCCGAATCGGTTTTCTGCGATGAAGCACTCCCGGAAATGGGGAACGGTAAAGACGATGGTTGCCGTCGAAACATCCTCTTCAATAAGCAAGTGGGCCGTGCCGGGAGCAGACCCATCACCGATGAATTCCGGCACTACATCATAGAAATTGCTGCGGTTGAACGCTGAATACATCACGTCTTGGGTGTCCTGAAGCCACCTCTGAACTTCCGGGTAGGAATCGACTCGCTTCCCGGTCCATACTCTCATCCGGCTTGTGCGCGGGAAGTTGAGCTTGCCGGGAAGTTCCAAGCCAAACCACGGCTGATTGCGCGAGCAGAGATACCCCACCATACCCTTGACCAGAGTGTTGTGGGCAAGCATGGCGGAGTCGGCAAAAATCTCCAGGCCCGTAGGCTGACCAGGCCACAAATCCTTGTCTTGGACTCCCCGCCTTCCATGATTGACGTACATGATGATGTTATCCACCATCCATTCCCACGGAAGTCTTTCTTGTGCAAGGACTTGTAGATATTTCTGCGCATCTTTGGCTCGGTCGTCGGCGGAGCGGTCGTTGAGCCGGGAGGGTGCGTATCCCCCGGAGTCCATATAAGGCGAGGCTAGACCGACAGAAGCCATTATCCCCCCAACGTCTCTTTCCCTACTGTAGCATTACCGCTGGTCATCGGACTTTGCAGCATCGTACTTGCCATGCCCCGGCGTTTTGTCAATGCCTGAGCCTGAGCCAAAGCCGAAGCCTGAGCCGCCTGAGCCGTCTGTTTATTGGTTTGCGCCTGAGTTGGAGCCTTGGGCGCGGAAGGCTTGCTGACAGCCTCGTAGACGGTAGTGCCCACTGCTGCGGCTGCGGTGGTTGCAGCAATTATTTCCATAATAAGAGGAGCGGCGGCTGGCGGCATTACTTTACCTCTCTGATGAGTAGTCTACCATAATCCGTAAATCCCAGGTATTCATACAGCCGATGAACTCCATTGTGGAGGCACGTTTGGGCGGATATTAACTGTGCTCCAGAGAGTCTCGCCTCATCTAAAAGCGTCTTTGCCAACTCGATGCCTACTCTCCCTTTTCGATATTCGGGAAGAACATAGATCAGCACGATAGAAGCCAGAATGCAATCGCAGAGTGGGTCTTCCGTGATTACCAATAGCCCCATTCCCTTTAGAACTGCATTATCCCTGATAGTAACCATCCTCAAAGAGCCTATATCTTGTGCTTTCAAGAAGATGTGCCACTTCATTTTGAGGGGGAATTTACGATAATGCGCCTCTGTCTCTTGCCAGTATTCCTGTTCATGCGCGGCCATTTCCTCAATCACGGCGGGCGTCAGCGGCTCAACGCGATATTCAAGCATTTGCGCTCCGTAGTCCGTAACTGAGGGGGCTGTAATCTGTTTCGTTTCGCGCCGCCAGAAGTTGCGCGATCAGGTCAACCTTCTCGTTCGGCGGTTGGTAAACCGGCTGCTCAAGGCAGAGGTAGCGGACGCAATCGGCCATGTCCTTGTAGCCCTCCTCTGGTTTGTCGGTCCCTGGCTTCCACTGGTAGTTAAACAAATCCTGAGTCGGACCCCTCTCGCCCCGGCAACCCTCTTCTGCAAACAGCAGCGCCGGAATCTCTTTGCTCTTCACAGCACTGTAGTGCGGCTGGAGGTATTCTTTGACTCGCTTGTGACCAAGCGCAATGTCACCAGCCTCAGAATGCGAAAGCCGAATACGCCCGATTCCCGCCTTTTCGAGTTCATCTTCCCACGAGGTATCGTTGAGCTGCGTTCGCGCCCCGTACTTGGCATCGAGGACCACGAACGCCGGTTCGATGTAGTTGTGTTCCGCGCGCTTAACCTTCACCTGTCGAGCAATCTCTTCCACATTCCCGTTTGCCAAAAGATACGAATAAACGTAGATTCGATTCGCTGGTTTCCCGTTTATTGTAATGTCCTCTGGCGAGACTGCCGCAAACAGCCATCGAGTCGGACGGGCGTCGTGTGGGTCAACCGCCTCAATCCGCATCCAATCGGCAGGTATTTTGAAGTCTTTGTAGAGATGCACCGCTCGGTCCAGTGTCTTGTAAACCAGTCCGCTAAGGTGGCCTTCCTTGCCTCCAATGTGCGCGTCGTACTCCTCTGGATCGGTAAACAGTTTGGCGTACTCTTCGATGCCTGCTCTTGGGATGAACCCCATAATCTGTCCGCACTTAGGGCAGTTGTTTACCGGGCGCTCCGCGTGGGGGTCGTCCATATTAACTGGATCGTTCTCCGGGATGTACTCGTCGCACTGTCGGCAATAATCCTGGCAGTTGTCCCAAGTCGTGCCGGTAAAAATCGCAATTTCCTGATCTTCCCCACCACCGTTAAATGCCTTCACGGAGAACATATCGTAGAAGTAGGGCGCTCCGTAGAGCGGGGTCATGGCAAACCATGAAGGAGCATTTGTTGTGACCTTGCCGCGCTCGGCAGCAATCAGCAAATCGCACGGAGGCGGTTCATCCCAACCGTAGTGGTCATAGTCGATGCCAAGAAACGTGTCTGCCAACTGATTGTACGAACGAACGTGGAGCGTGGAACCACAGGCCCGTCCCAGATAGTCGTACTTCAGCGTGACCGACTTCAATGCCCCAGTCGTGTCCCGCTTCCAGTCTGGCGCGCAGTGTGCTGGGATGAGCATGGCAAGCTCAGGCTCGATCTTGGCCGACACCGACTGCGCCATCGTCTGACAGCCCATGAACCCCTGATTGGGAACACGAATCGAAATCTTGTAATCCGGGTCGTCCAGTCTGAGCCACGGCCTGAATCCCATCGCGTGAGCGATTGATTCGCAAACACTTATCCTCGTTTTCCCGCACTTCTCTCCGGGCTTGAGGATGCGACGTCGCGGTGTGCGCCCATACTTGTTCTTAATCCTGATGAACGGGTCTTGCACCCGGTTCATCCTCAGCATACCAAGGCGCATCAACTGGGTTGCGGTTGAGACTATCTTGGACGGCTCAATCTTTCCATCAGCGCCGACAAGCCGCGCCAGCACGTCCGGCTGTTCGCGCTTCGCCATTACTCCTCCGGCGTGTACTGGAAGGAAATCACATCGGCGTTCGTGCCGAAAGCATACCACTGGTCAAGATTGATTGCACCGCTGGTGAATGGTCCGATAGCCACCGAGGGTCCGGCTGTAGGAACGGGAATCCCGTTGGTTGAAGAAACCGAAGAAGAGTCACCAACATAGTAAACATGGGCGGCAGGAGCAAAAATCAACTGCATCGCCCGCAGTGGGGTAGTGGCGCTGATAACCGCAACAGCAGACCCGCTCATTGTAGCGTTTCCAAGTGGCATAAATCACCTCGACACGAGTATATCACCGCTTCGCTTGGCCGCGCCGGTAGGCTTCTCCTTGTCGCCCACCACTCCACACTCTAACGCCGTGAAACCAGCCTGCATCCATGACTGCAATATAAACGACACACTCTCTCCATAACGTAAAGACTTGCGCTTCGCTGCCCTTACAAAGACTTCAGGTATCTGTATCGTCACGTGCTTCGTGCTCATTCCTTACACCCCTTCTGCTCCAGACCGTACATCGGGCACCCCGCATCAGTACATGCCCAAGCTACAACTACGCCTTTGATTACCTTGCCAGTCATAGATTTGTCGCACTCGCAACACTTCGGCGTCACGTCCTCAACCTTCTCTTGCTCAACATCCACGTGAGGAGTCTTGCCAGCGCAGATTGAGCGCAGATCGGACTCGCTCACAGCCACCGGCTTAGATGCCACTGAATGCGGATTGGTCCGAGATGCAGCGCCCAACTGTTGAATGTTCCGCGCTCGATCATCCACCCCCTGCGACTCTTTGACCACAAGCCCACGCTCAGCGACTTGCGGAACATCTTGAGAATTACCATTCTTATTCCATCCAGTCTTTTTGCACTTCGAGCACAGCCGTGGAGCGTCACCAGTCTTAATCCACCGGTGTCCGCACAGTTCGCATTTCCAGCATTCCACCCACGCCGTTGCCATGTCTCTATTGTATACGAATCACGTCTCCAATAGGAACTAAACCAGTATCCAATGGGAACCTTTTGCGGAAAATCGCTTGGGCGGGATATGTACGATTCGACCCACCCGGCCTCAAATGGGGGCATAGGGGCCCGTCTAGGCTCTCTTTTTTGCCTATCGCATTGAAAATAATAACGATGCAAATTATGGCCGGTGTTCCATCGTACCGTACCACCTCACCGTTGCCGGCCGATTGACTATGGATGCTAGATGAGGATTCAAACCGGCTTGCAAGTCTATGAAGAATCAGGCACATATCAGCGGCAAGCGCCAATGTACCCCCAAAAGTACCCCCTACGATGCCCTGTAGCGCGTCGATTGCCTGCCGGTGAGCCTATCCCATGGCAGAATTGTCCCGCATATCACGCGCAGCCTGCACTAGGTCGAGCAGTACGGAGACGTTGATTTGAGTAGCCTGACCGCGCACTAACTGGCTCTTATCAAAGGCGATACCGGCAACCGTGGCAAGCTGTACAGCAGTGGCTGTTTGCAGTTTGGCGTCATCCATGGACATAACTGCTCTCATGGCCACGCTATCCCAGATGTCGCCTTTGTGCTCTTTGTAATCCTGCAAATCGTCTAGGCGAGCTTTGAATCTAGCGAGTACCCGATGCACGTTGGATGGATGGCACCCTACAGCTTTGGCTATCTGGGTTGGCGTGAGATCGGGATACTCTATTTTGAGGGCAATAGCTCTCTCTCCCGCTCCTGTGTTGGCGCTATTGACGCGATGCTCTACGGTAGATGCCATGCGGTCAGTCTACCTCAATCGGCAGTCAATTGGCGAGCGAATAGCACGTCACAAGAGGATGTGATGGTGGATACACTGGGAGGTATTGACGGTCACAGACTTGGTTTTGGAACTGTTCTATCGTTACATCAT